CAGCATTTAAATTCTTTGTAAAAGTTGTGTCAGTATCTTGATTTATAAAAGTAGTGTAACCATTTAATTGCAAATCGTTAGGTCTATAAATCCACCAATTAGCATCTTGTTGTGTTATAACTGCTGAAAACAAATTTAACATCGAAGTTAACACCTCGTTGCAATCCATTATAACAATATCGTTTTGGTCTTTTATAAAACGATCTGCATTTACATAAATATCTTTTAAAATATTTGTTCCAGCATAATCTACATAAGCAACCTCTGTACTGGTGTTAATTGTAAGTGATAATCTTGTTCTGTCTAAACAACCTTTTATAACATCATAAACCGACATTTTACCGGTAAACCTTAAACCATTAGTTTGAACAAAAGATAAGTCTTTTAAAGCGCCTAAAATGTCGTTACTTTCTATATTAACATACCAAGCATCATTAACGTAACTTTGTTGGCATCCATCGGGTTTAATATATCCTTCAAATATTATTTGACTACCTTTTAATAATTCAGTCTTATAGGTAAATTCATCCTCAAGTAAAAACTCATCAAAAGTTAATGTTTGATTTGCCTCTAAAGACAATTCTAAAGCTGTTCCTCTAATTGGAGTTAATATAGTGTCAACACTTGATTTTTTAAGTGTAAATGTTCCATATATTTCAGATGCAGTACCTTGATAATTGCTTTTATAAATATTTAGTGTATAATCATCAAAATATAGATAGTACTTTAAATTACTTCCTGAAGGCTCTACATCTTCAGTAGTTATTGTAATGTTTTCGTTTAAATCTTCACCAATAGTAACAACAGCATCCGCTTGTATTAAAACTTCAATAGTGTTATTAACTAAACTATAACTTATTAATTCGTTTATATAGTTTTCACGTAAATAACTTAATAATATTTGTAATGTTTCATCAAGCGATGTTCCTATTGCTAATTGATAATCTTCTTCAGGTGTATCTCCATTTGCAATAAAATCAATTCTAACTCCATTTAGTCCATTGGTATAATAAAGTATAAAATCATTTACTGTAATATCATAACTAAAGCCAACTACATCGATAATTGGCTGTGCGCTAAAATCTATTATTATTTTCTTTGCCATTATCCTAAACCTAAAGTTCCCCCTAAACGTCTATTAGCATTAATTGTATTGCTTAACACTCCGATAAGTTTTTGTCCGGATATTTCAAAGACTACCGTTCCACCGCCACCACCACCACTAAATCCACTTGAAGTAAAACTTTGATTGTTTGCTCCTGCACCAGATGAACCGGAAGCACGACCACCGCCACCGCCCATTGAATTACCTATTGAAGATGATTTAGAAGCAAAAAACGAACCTAAAGCAATTAAAGCTACACCCGCACCAATAGCAGCATAAGGGTTTAATGTTTTTAAAGCTGCCTTTATTCCTAATAAACCAACACCAACCGAAATTGCCATTTTACCAATTTCAATTAAAATACCTCCTAAAGAACTTAAAAGAGTTTTACCAACAGCACTTAATACATTGTCAGCTGTTGCAAGTGCTGTTCCGATTGCATTTCCTAATCCTGCAAAAGTATCAGCAATAGAAGTAGTTATTATTTGAGTTGCTGAATCGTTAAATTTTAAAAGTGCTTCAGCCATTAAAATAGCATTCTCATTAATAAGGCCTGGTATTTGAACTAACGATGATTTTATTACGCCAGGTAATTCTTTTATCTTATTTCCAAAGGCATCAACTTGACCATTAAATGTAGCTATTCCATTTATATCAAATAAAGGTGCGGGAATAATATTATTTCCTATTCCTGTTACTTGTGGCGTGTTAAAAGTTGGTTTAGCAGGTTTAGCTAATTCTTCTTTTAATTTAATTGAAGCAGCTACATTTTTATTTATTTCTTGAGTAAATTTTGCTTGTTTATTAGCATTTTGGTCTAATTCGTTTTGGTTTTTAATAAGTTCGCTATTAACTAATTGTAAAGCTACGCTTAAACCACCTGCTGCTTGACCAGCTCCAGAAGAAGCAAATTTTATCGCTTCTCCTAAACCTTTTTCAAGTCTAATTTGTTTTTCAACTAAATTTGCTCTATCTTGTTCTAATTTATATTGCTCTTGAGCAAGTTTAACAATTTCTTCGGTAAATGCTTGTGCTTTAGCTCTTGCTATTAATGCTTGAGTAACTCCATCAACAGCTGTTTTTACATCACCATTTAAGATTTGTTCTTTTGATAGGTTGCCAAAATAACCCGGATATGTTTTCTGTAATTCTTCAACTGCTATTTTTCTATCTTTCATTGATAGATTAACATTCTGTGCTGATGCTACTAAAGAATTTAACCCAGATATTTCAGCAGCTGAATTTTTTACAGCTTCCTCATTTGCTTTTTTTAATGCAGCACCAAACTCATCAAAGTTACCTGTAAGTTTATTTATTACATCTTGAACACTTAATCCACTTTGAGCCAATAAGGTCATTCCTGTTGTAAGCAAAGAAACTCCCAACAATATTCCTCCAGTACCCATCAAAGACTGACCTAAAGCCTTTAATGCTCCGCCTGTGCTTCCTGTTTGTGCTTTTAAGTATGAGAAGCTTTCAGCAGTTGCAGTAATGTTGTTACCAATACCAATAATTCCAAATGGAGCATCTTGCGCTATTCTACTAAATTGCGTTAGTGTGTTACCCGCATTGGCAACCTTTGGAGCTGCGGATGCAAAAGTTTGCCCGGTATCTTTAACCGTACTTTTAAGGCTGTTTAAACTTGCTTTTGCATCTTTTATTTGTGCATTTATTTCAGTAGTATCTAAACCAACTTTTAACCTATCAAGTTTTACCTTTGACAGTTCTTTTATATCAAACTCAACTTCTTTGATTTTCTTTTCAAAGTCGGTGATGTCTGCTCCAATCTCAACTGTTAATTTACCTCCTGCCATTATGCTTTTATTTTTTCTTGATATTTTCTAAACTCATTCATAAACCTTTCTTTCATCTCATCTGTTACACCTGACCTAACTTGCTTTTCATTATTCAAAGGCAAAAACGCTTCTTTGCGTTTAACCATCTTTTTAGGATCTTGATGCGGTGCAATGTAACTGGTCCACATTAATTCCCTTAACTTTTGCCAATCGTATAAATCAATCCTTTTATATGCAAAAAGTCGAATTTGAAACTCCGCCCACGTCATATCGTAAACCGCTTCCAAACTCGACATTCTTAATTCACCAATGGCAAAAGAAATTACATCCTCGCTCCAGTTTATTTTTTCGTTACTATTTTTTTTTTGCTTTTATCTTCCGGAACATCCTTTGTTAAGGATTGAGTAAACGCTTGAAAAAACGATGTAACTATTTCGCTATCCATTCCAACTTCATCAATCCACTCTGCTACATCAAAAGCATCAAAGTCCGGAAATTCATTTCTACGTTTAAATCCAAAAGCACAACTATAATACATAATTAATGGAATCCATTTAAAAGGATTCTCTGCTAATTTAGCATCAATCTCATTCATTGCTATGTTTTCGCTTTCGAGTAAGTTTCCTAAAAAACCTAATCCGAAATGAAATACACGCTCTTTTTCTCCAATAGTTAAGGTTATTTGTTTCATTAAGCGTTAGGATCTGTTAATACTATCGCACCATCACCATCTAAAGTTAGTGAGAAAGTTGTAACCTCGTCACCACTTCCGAAAGTAGCACTTAAATCAGTAATGTAAGCATCACCATAGTATTTAACAGATGTAGCATCATCAACATTTGTGTCAAGTTTCCAAGTCACTAAAGTTTTATTTTGTTGCAATAAAAACAAAGCATCATGTGAAGCTTTTGCATCATCACCTCCAGCAGTAGTTGTGTCGATATATTCGCCCTCTGCATCTACTGAATAACTAAATGTTCCTGGCGTTTTCTTAACTACACCCGGAAAGCATTTAGTTGTGCTTTCAATCATTGCTAATGTTGTGTTTAATCCATTTGAAGTAAGACAAGCAACAGGCTTATAGGCTGCTGTGTCCCAAATGTAAAGTATTCCTTTTTCGCCTCTTATTGACATATTTTCTATTTTTTATAAATTAATGATTTCAAATTCAAAGATAATAATTTTATTTATATTTATTCTAAATAATTATAAAATTTATTCTAATGTTAAAATAACTCGAATAAAGTTACGATAAACCGTTTGTGTTGTTGTGCTGCTATCTAAATTACTTGGGAACTCATATCTTCGGTTAACAACTGTAAACCCATCAATAGTAACGTTTTCGATTAATGATAAAATATTGTTTTCCATATCATCGTTAACCAATCTACTGCCTACATTCCCAGCACCATTGTAAATTTTTACAATATCTAAAAGAGTATATGAAATCCATTGGTAATTACATTTAGTAGCTTTGTCAATCTCTTTGTCCTGTGTTGATATAATAACGTATTGAGTCGGATTATCATTGCCCGTTACTTGCATATCATAACAATCATAATCGCCTATTATGGCATCGTATAAAGCTTTCCTAACGTATTTATTTGGATTTACCATATTTCTCTAATACTTTCTTTAATTTCTCTAAATATTCTGTTCTACCTTGCAATAATGCCGGATATAAATAAGGTCTCGCCCTTAAATTAACTTGCTTTATTCCTTTACCTTTAAACTTAATCGCCTGGTCCTTTAGTTCGTTTGGAACATTAACTAAACCACCTGTTCCAAACTCAACGAATGGAGCGTAAGGAGCTATAACTCCTCCAGCTTCAATCTTCCAATTTAATGGATTATCTTTTATGGCTTGTATAGATTGACCTAATTTACCAAAGTTGGCCGGAGCATAATTTTTAGCGTTCTTTTCAATATTACGAGCCACCAATTCAGTAACTCCTTCAATATCCTTTTCAGCTTCTTTGCCGTACTTTCGTATATTAGCTAAAACACTATTTAAGCCTTTTATTTCCATTAGGTTCTTTGAGTGGCTTGTATTTCAATATCAATATTATCCAGGTCTATATTTAAGACACTATCAATATTATAAGTAACACTATTATAAACAATGAAATTGTCTTTTATAGAAATACTAATATTTGGATTGTTACGAATTGTAAAAACTGCCTGTACAAAATTATCGTTCTGTCCGTTTTCGTTTGTTCTACTGGATTGTTTTGTAGTTACATTTGACCATAAAGAATAATCCAATTCAGTAGTTACGGTATTACCACCATATCCATCAGCAACAGTTACTGTTTTCCACATTTCAATTAAATTTGTGTATTTTCTACTTTGCATTATAAAAACCGTCTATTAAGATCAATATTAGATAAGACAAAGTCAGGAATAGTATTCATAGCGTTTTTAGTTTCGGAATTGTAAAACCAAAAATTGATTAGTTGCAAAGCACTATCTATTAACTCCGAAGGAATATCATCAACAGAAGTATATCCAGTTGTTAAAGTAACCGTATTATTAACCGTTGGAACAATAGCATATAAAGGCCTGTAAATTATATCTAATTCGGTTTCAGTATTATCAATAGGATAATCGTAAACTTTAACTTGTTGCACTAAAGCGCAATCTTTAAAATATACTTTATCACGTGTTTTAAATATGTGATTTGTACGTTTCTCAATATATGAAAGTGCAGAGTTTATCATTCCGGTTATTTCATCATCGGTAACGGTTTGACCTTCATCGATTTTTAAATATAACTTCGCTTGTTCTAAAGAAATAACATCGGTATAATTAGTCATTATTTTTTGCTTTTAGTTTCTTTTACTTCTTTAACTTCCTCTAAATAACCATCAGTAAGCATTCCTAAAGCTTGTTCTTTAGTCAACTCAATAGTTTGTCCTACTTTATAGTTTTGTTTATTGGAATGAGTGTAAAATGGTTTTAATACTTTAAATGTCATATGGAGTTTATTAATGTATTTATTTAAAATAAAAAAAGCCACCACAATCAAGTAGTGGCTTTAGTTTAAAAATCTTAATGATTATGCAGTAGCAGTGAAATCACCGTAAACAATCGCTAATGGCTGCTCAACAGCTAAAGCAACTTGTGCCTCAATACGAGCTGTGATGTTGTTGTTCACAAAGTTTGTTCCTTCTGTTTCAGAAAACTCTAAAGATAAACCTTCAGTAGTTACTTTGTTTACTCTTGTCCAATCACCTACATAGTATTTGTTAGCAGCTAACCAAGTAGCTTTAAATACTTGAACTCCTGCAACTCTTAAAACTCCAGCTTCGTAAGTAACAGCAGAAGCTAAATCCATTTGAGCAGTTTTCAATATAGAAAGGTAGTCAGTTGGTCTAATAACGATACCATTTACAGTATAGTTTGCATCTTCTAATTTACCAATCTCATTGATAAGCATTCCTGCTTTAGAACTTCCTGTTATGATTTCAGTTGAAGCTGTAGCAGCACCTGCTAATACTGTGTTGAATGCAGTATTTTCAGCTTTTAAATAATCTCTTCTCAATAAATCAGGAATAGCTGAAGTAATGTAAGATAAGTTATTACGCATTTTTTTAGAGTAACGAGCAAAACCAGCAATAAAGTTTGTAGAAACATCAACAGCAGTAAAATCGTAATCTCTTTGGTTTTTAGCACTTCCTTCTGTTTGCGCTCCGATTGATCCTTCTCCAGCACCTTCTACTGTATAAGTATAAGTACCACCGTTAATGTTGATGTTACCTGTTAAGTCAGCAACGTTTAACGTTTGAGATGGGAATCTAACAATGTCGAAGTTATAATCTCTTGGCTCTTCTCCAGTTAAGTTAGCAGTAGTCATATTACCTACAGCTTTCAATCTGATTTTGTTGTTTTCACCAACAGTAGCAATTCTTTCAGCGTTATCTTTAATTAAAGATTTGATGTTGTCAACATTTGCATTAGCTTCAGCTCTTGCTTTCTCTTGAAGTTTTACATCCAATTTGTCAGCGTGATCTTGTACAACTTTCAAGTCAGCAGTAAATTTAGCTTCCAATTCTTCACGTACTGATTTAATATCAGCTTCGAAAGTTGATTTGATTGAAGCAGTTAATTTTGTTTCAAAAGCATCGATTGCGCTTTTTACTTCTGTAGCGGTTTTAGTTTCTAATCCGCTTTTAATGTTTGCCAATTCGGCCAATAATTTTTCGTCCATTTTTATTTTATGTTTAACGAGTTTGTAAATGATTTTAACGTGTCTAATATAAGCGGCTTATCTTCTGGAGTGTTATCTTCTAACGGCTCGTCTGTAAGTGCTTTTAATAATGTTTCGATTTGTTTTAACCTGGCATCAGAATAATCCAAATCGTATGCTTTTGTTATCAATTCCATTAAACCATAATGCGATTTAATAGCTTTTATATTTTGTACTGTACTCAATTCGTTTGCCGCCCAACTTGACAAGAATGAATATTCAGCAAGTTTATACTCTGTAATAAGTGATTTGTTTTTGGTATCTCTACTTATTACACGATATCCAATACTTAACTCTGCATTTAAATTGCTATCGTGCATAAGTTTAACATCAGTAAACATATCACGACCTAAATCCTTTTTCATATTAAATTGGGTTGTAGTAAGCAAACCATAAGTATCTTTAGTATCAATAGTTAAAGGAACACCAATCATCATAGTTGGATTATGGTCCTTTAATACTCTAATACGTTTGAAGTTCTCTGCAACCGTTTTGTTAAACGATCCATAAGCAGAAATATCACCATCGCTGTCTTTTACATTGTAAACGTTAGCATAAGCAGTAACAACTCCTTTGCTTTCGTCTAACTCTTTTAAGTCGTATGCTAATTGTTTGAACTCTATTCTATCCATTAAAATTAGTGTTTATAGATACAAAGATATAAATTTTATTTAGACTAAATATAAATAGTATATATTTTTTTTAGAATGTAAAGAAAGTTTGTTTTAAGTCAAAGTAGAATCGCATTGCTAACGCATCAGAGTAATCGGGTGAATGGCCTATTAATTCCTTTACTTTTTCTTTTGGAAGTATTCGCAATTTACCATCTTGGTCAATCTTATCTCTTTTAACCTGTTCTAACTCTTTGGTGATGACATCTTGTGTGTCTGCATTATTGCAATCAATAAATAGTTTATTGGATTGTATTAGTTCAGCGAGTTTATAATAGCATTGCGTTTTTAGGTTTTGATACTCTACATTATTGTTTTCCTCTTTCAATGCTTTGGAGTTGTTTACAAATCCTTTGCAACGTACAATATCCACAACACCACCGCCAACACCATCCTCATCGGCAACCACATTAGACAATGGAACTCGGTGTTTATTCATTAATGATTTGATTGCCTCGGCAGTTTCGGTAATACTTGATTTATCGAGCGTAAATATCTCAATAACCCTAAAGCCACTCCAAACTAATATAACCATTTTATCGCTTCCGTATCGTGCAATATCGGCACTAATATACATATCACCAGCATCAACAAAGTCGTTAGTAAATATGTTCTGAATCTTATCAAAATCGATAAGCCTTGCAGGATCATTGTCGAATTCCCAATTACCATAATATAGCCTTTGCTTACTATTCTCATCCAAAGCGAGTAAACTATCTAAATAGGATGGCGGTAAGTTTGGATTGTCAGTTGGAAGCGATTGTATAAACTTTCTCGTTTCGTTTATAGTTCCGGCAGCAGTTGGAATGTAAAACTTTGAATAGGTCCAGTTCTTTGCAGGGTTACACGTTCCTAATATCTTAGGGGTAAGATTATATTCATTTAGTTTATATCTTATCCTGGATGTAACTATTTGCCATGCCTTAAATGATATTTGATTGCACTCATCTATAAACGCTCCGGTTATCTCTAACGAACCTAAACTATCGAAGTTTGGATCAGCGGGATAGGAATATAAATCTTTTAAAAGTATTTCACTTCCATTGGTCCAGGTAATAACTCCAGTTTGACTATTATAATTATAGGAAGTAGATAGTTTTAAATTGGATGTCAGTTCAAAGAAAGTATTTAAGGTCGTTTCTTTTAATGTCTTTAGCTTTGACCTTCCCATTAACCAACGAGTGCCTGGATAGGTTTGGCATTGTTCAATAAGCCATAATACACCGAGAGCAGATTTGCCACCACCGGCAGCACCGCCGTATAATATTTCCTTTGTTACATTATCTTTAAGATAATAAACAGCGTGTTCTTGCTTAATTAATAGTTTCATTTGGTTTTATTCCACTACCTAACGAAATAATGTTTGTAGTGATTTCACCGGAGTGTTCTTGTTGGACTTTATCGCCAAACATTTTAGGATAATATTTAGAAGCTTTCCATTTTAACGTTTGAATTAATACGTTTGCTGTACTTGCATCATACAAACCATTTTTACAGCCTTCCCAAATTTCATCGATTTGAGCATCTACACTTTCGCTTTTGTCTTGTATTGAATTTACATACAGGTTCGATAATTCTTGGTTTTCTCTTTTCCATTTACACCAAGTAGAAAAGGCGGGATAATTATCTTTACTTTCTAAAATAGCTTTAATGTTTTGACCATCCGCAATTTTATTGCAAATCTCAATACATAAATCAAAGTTATATTCGCTTGGTCTTGCCATATCATTTTTTTAAATACGTTAAACCTACCCTTTAAAAGAGTAGGTAAAGAGTAACTTTAATTTACTACTCCCGCTAATTTTTATTCATTAAGTTTCTAATCGCTATATTCTTTTTTATTTCATCGTATAGTTCGCCATTGAACTCCAATATGAAGTCAGTTCCATTTAAAACCAAACACATCGTTTCACTATCGATTACATAACAGCCATTCACATCAGAGATAACAAAATCAAAGTTTCGGTATTCCTGATCATGTTCCGTTTCAATTAAAACTCTCGGCTGCTTCATATAACAAAGATATATAAAAAATAATTAGAAAAATGTTTGGTAGTTTATTATAAATAACTATATTTGTTTATTATTAATTATTAAATCAAAAATTATGAAAACATTTTTATCAAAACAAAAGTACCAAGTTTACGCAATTGGATTGATTGCAGTATATTTTTTAACCCGATTTTTATATTAATCATTATGAGCATAAGAGCAAAACAAAAGTTCTATAACCAAGCTGTAACGCTTGGAATAGATTTAAAGGATTTAGATGTTGAAAAATTAGATTTTTCAGCACCATTGAAACACAAAAGCAGTTTTAAGAAACGAGCTTCAGAAATAAAAGAATTATACAACTATCGATTTCCTTCTTATGTAGAGCCTCGAAGTTTTAATTTCGGATTGTTTAATATTGAATTTATAAGAAAATGACAGATCAAGAAAAAAAGGAATTAGACTTTGTCTTAAAGACCGGATTAAAATGCGCTATTGGAATAGCAGTATTCTTTTTTGGATTATTAATTTTAGCAAGTATCTTATGAAAAATTTAATATTAGATTCGATAAAAGATTTTTGTAATGAGAATTATAATTGGTTTGATTACTATATTAACTCCAAAGGCTTTGAAATTTACGATGGTGATTTTAATTGTATAGCTGTAGTTGATTTTGAAATTGAGGTTGAGGTATATCGTAAGCCATGCACCGGCAATTATTTTAATCCACCGGAGACAGGTGAATGTGATTTTATACTTTACGAAATTATTGTACAGGAAGTTTATAATTCAAAAGGGCAATTATTGCCAAATTATAAAGTAAAATTACAAAGCGAATTGGATAACATAAAAGGTAAAATATTATGACAGCAGTAGAATGGTTAGAAGATTGCTTAACAGAGCAATATTTAAATGGTAAATTTGTTTGGAATACAAGAGCAGATATAGAAGCTTTATTTCAACAAGCCAAAGAAATGGAAAAGCATCAGTTAGAGTGTGCTTGGAACTCATCGGATCAAAACATGCGTTTTCAATTTAGTAGTTCAGCATATAAACCAATTACATTTAAACAATGGTTAGAAAATTTTAAAGAAGAATAATATGACACCAAAAGAAAAAGCAGAAGAGTTAGTAGAAAGTTTTATGCTTTGGAAATTTCAAAAGTGTGAACTTACAAAAAAACAAGCTAAACAATGTGCATTAATAGCAGTTGATGAGATATTAGAATTTGCTTATAATTATACTGACTATAATGAAAAATCAACAAAAGAATATTGGGAAGAAGTTAAACAAGAAATATTTAAACTATGAAAAAAGAAAAGAATCTCGGAGGCAGACCTAAAGCATTTATTGACGATGTGGCTGTTGTTTTGCCAATATCAGTTCCAAGTAAAGAACGTGAAAGATTGCGGATAAAATGGAACAAAGATTTGGATGAATTTAGAATTAAAAAATAAATTTGTTTATTAATTATAAATTACTATATTTGTAACCGAGTTGGTCAGAACTCTAAACCAAAACATAACTAATTCCCTCTGACACTACATACTGACCTATGTTTTGAAAGAGGGATTTTTTATTTAAACTATTATGAAAACACTATTTGACAATTTAAAAGATGAACACAAAGAACAATTAAAAGAAATGTTGCCGTTATACCCAAGCGCATATGCAGCACTTGTTAAAACATTAGAAGAAAATTATCTTTATTCACATTTAACAGTATCGGAAGCATATAGCTTGTTGATGAATACCAGTAACAAAACTTTTAACATTATTAACCTTTCAGAACTATTTTATGAGTAATAAAGATTTATTTCAGATGATGAGAGAGCAAGAAGTTCAAACACAGAACTTCCTGCCAAACAAAAAAGAGATTCAATTCTCTGCGACCAAATTTATAACTGATGTTATAGATGGCGGAGAAGTTGACAAGTATGAACTTTTGGCCCAGGCTAAAAGAATGCAAGAAGCACTTGATGTAATTACTGCTAAAATTTTAGAAGTAGTGCCACAGGAAAACTTTGAGGCATTTGGCCTTAAAGGAACGTTTAGAAATGGTGGCGAAACCATAAACTATAAAGATGATTTTAAATGGTCAGAAATCAAAGAAAAACTAAACGAAAGGGAAATGCTCCTGAAGGTAGCGTTAAAGTCTAATTCAAGCATTTACGATGATGATGGTGTTGAAGTAACAAGAGTAAGCACATCACCACGCAAAGATACTTTAGCTATTTCTTGGTAATTAGTAAAAAAAATATTATATTAGCATATCATAATTAACAGCTCGAAGGTTTCACGAGCTTCTATTGAAACCACAAATAAATATAAAAATTATGAGTACTTCAAACCGCAAACAAGCGTTTGCACAACCATCAACAAACCCAGCCACTAAATTTATAGAGTGGAAATCTAACGACAAATGTTTTTCTTATTTTGACAAAGCAATCGCTGAATCTTTAAAAGGTTCTGATATTGATGTTATAAAAGAAAAGGCAAATGTATCAATTCCTTTACCATTTAAGTTTTTAGTATTAGATGAGTTATCATTTGTAAAAGGATGGAGCGATTCTTTAAGTGGTAATATTATTTCAAATGAAGTTAAATTTATTTCTAAAGAAACATTAACTGCTAAATGTTATCATAAAAACATTAAAGGCGAAAATGCTACTACTGAAATTGCCAAAGGTTTATATAAAGACATTAAGGATCAAGTTGTATCTGCCGGAGCAAAATATCACAAATCTATTTATGTGATGTTAGAGGATGGATCACTTGCGAATATTAAATTTAAAGGAGCTTGTGTTGGCAAATGGGCAGACTTTACGCAAAAGACTCGCTCCAGGTTAGCAGATGAATGGATTGTTATAGCCAAAGCTGAAGATGGTAAAAAAGGAGCGGTTAAATTTTCAACTCCAAGTTTTTCTTTTGGAAAGTCATTAAGCGAATCAGAAGCCAAACAAGCGGATGAGTGCTTTGACATTTTAGAGGCCTATCTAAAAACTTATTTAGTCAAACAAGATGTCAACGATATTGAGGTTGTTTTAAATGGTGACATAGCCAATGATTTTAATGAAACACAAGAAGCTTCAGAGTTTGATGATTTAGATTTTTAAAAAGCATTCAACACAACTAATTAAACCACCTTAACCGGTGGTTTTTTTATTTTAAAGCAATAAATATCGATAGGAATCGATGTAAAAAAATTATCGATACTTTGTTAGATATTAATTTTATTAAGGTTAAGCTATATAAATATCGATAACATCGGAAAAAGTGACATTATACTTAACCCTATTGTATTAAAACTAAAATTAATAGGGGGGTACAAGAAATAAGCACTTTTATCGATTCTATCGATTCCAAGTCAATAAAATAAAGTCTTTAAAAAGATTTTCTATCGATATTTAATCGATTTCTATTAATTCCTATCGATATTTTATTTTTTTTTAAATAAATTTATTATATTTGTGTCACTGCAACGATTTAAAAAAACATTAATCTAAAAGGGATAATGAAACCAGCGTTGCAGTGGGTGGATTTATCCCTTTTTTTAATTTAATTTTATTATGAAGTTATTTATTACAAACAAAAGCTATTTTGAAGAACTTTTTGATGATGAACATCGATTTTTAAATACTAATCGAGAACCATTAAATACAAGACAAATTCATAAAGATTTATTTAATCAATTATCAATATCAATAGATGTTGATAATTCTATACCTTTATGTTTATTTACTCATTATGATAAAGGTGAAGGAATAGCTATTTTTGATTTCATAACAAAGAAGGGCGATATTTATTATTATGAATTTGCAACAACAGCTTCTTAATTATGAAAAATCTTATTGAAAAAGGATATTCTATAATTCCTTTAAATTCCGACAAAACTCCAAAAGTTAAATCCTGGACCGAATATCAAAAAACCCGCATTACTGATTTATCTATTTTTAAAGATAATAATATAGGTTTAATATGTGGTGAAATTAGTGGTAATATTTTAGTAATAGATGTCGATTGCAAATATGATTTGACAGGAACTTTATTTCAAGACTTAAAAGAATTAATACAAACTTCGAAAGAAGGTCTTTTTGAAAAATTTCAGATTAACACAACAATAAAAAATGGATTTCATTTAATTTTTGCTTGTCATAATAAACCTATTGGAAATAAAAAATTAGCATCAAGATTAGCAACAGATGAAGAAAAAGAAAAAGGTGATAAAGTAAAGGTTTTGATTGAAACAAGAGGTGAAGGAGGTTATATATGCTATCCTCCAACTACTGGATATTCTATTTTAAAAGAAGGTTACGAAACTTTAACTGATGATGAAATTGATATTGTTTTATCATGTTGTCGTTCATTTAATCAAATTGAAGTTAAAGAACCTACTTATAAAAATAAAGTTGATGAAAGTAATTATGTAACAAGTCCTTTTGATGACTATAATAAAAGAGGTGATTGTGTTCAAGAATTAATAAATAATGGTTGGAAGTTTGTATTTGAAAAAGGTGATAATATACATTTAAAAAGGCCTGGCGCAACTGACAGCAGAGTTAGTGGTAATTTTTCAAAAAAACATAATAAGTTTTTTGTTTTTTCTACTTCTACAAATTTTACTGAATTAACAGGTTATAGTCCAGTTGGAGTTTATTGTAAATTATATTTTAATGATAATTGGAGCGAATGCGCTAAAGATTTAATAGCAAAAGGCTTCGGAAAGAAAAGAGAGGTAATCGCAAAAAAGTATGCGAATGTCATTCGACAAATGAAAAAAGAAGGTGCAGAAGAAGAGGATATAATTGTTGAATTACGAAAAATAGATGGTAAGTCTTTTGATGAATTAAAAGATATAATTGGTAATTACAAAACTAATTTAGGAGAAAAAATATCTACTTTTTGGAAAGTAGATATAAAACAAAATGGTGATACAAAAATTACTATTTCATATTATGACTTTTGTAGATTCATAAATTCTAAATTAAATATTTATCGTTTCAAATTAGATAAAAATAGCGAAGGTTTTAGATATGTAAAATTATCAAAAGGGATTATTTCAAGCATTACAATGGCTGATATTAAAGATTATGTTAAAGATTATTTAGAAAGTCTTGAAAATTATTTTGATGGTATATATAAAGATCAATTATTAGAGGTTTTATATCGTTCAAGTAATTCTATTTTTTCAGACAATATGCTTGAATTTTTAGAATATACTAATGTAGAAATTTTACGTTCTACTAAAGATGAGGTTTACTTCCCTTTTTTAAATGGAATTGTTAGAGTATCAAAATATAATAAAATAGATATAATTAATTATGATGATATAAATGGCAAGTATATTTGGGAAAAGCAAATAATAAAACATAATATTAATTTAGATTTTAATTATGATGATTTTAGTTTTAATAGATTTTTATCTAAAATAAATAATGATGATGAAAATCGGATGTTATTTTCTGCTCAATGTATAGGATATGCTTTAAGCCAATATAGAGATCCATTAAACCCAGTTACTTTAGTTTTTGGAGAAGAAACAAGTGATAGTAATTTAGGTGGTGGTGCAGGTAAAGGAATTTTAGTAAACGCTATATCGAAAATGTTACCAATTACTATTATCGATGGTAAAAGTTTTAATCCTGATAGCGATTTTGCTTTTCAAAGAGTAAATACTGAAACAAAGGCTGTAGTATTACAAGATACTAAAGACAAATTTGATTTTCAAAATCTTTTTTCTAAAACTACCGATGGATTCACAATTAGGAAATTATTTACTCCTGAATTTTTTATCCCATTTGAAGATAGTCCAATATTTATTATTACTACAAATTATAGTATAGATAATGAAATGGGTGCTGCCGAAAGAAGATTAAAATTATTAGAATTTAGTAGTTTTTTTAATAGTAAAAATAAGCCTATTGATTATTTGGGTGAAGTTTTATTTAATAGTTGGGATGCTGAAAAATGGAATAAATTTTATACATTAATGTTTGATTGTGTTTTAATTTATTTAGAGGATGGATTTACTGAAATAAAAGAAACTTTTGGAAGTAAAATTAAAAGAATTTCAACTAAATATGGTGATGATTTCCACGATTGGTTTAAAGATTATGTAATTGAAGATTGGATGGATTTTCAAGATATTTATTTAGAATTTTTAAAATCATCCGGTTATAATGAAAGGAGTTATTCTCAAAAAAGATTTAGTTATGCTACAAAATTTGCTTGTCAAAGTTATGATTTTAATAGAGAAACTATAAAAGATCCAATAACTAAAAGATTAAAACTTAAATGGAATAATTTTTTAGTTGAGAAAAAAGAAAGTGATAATGATATAATTTTTTAATTATGGAATTAAGAAACTATCAAATAAGATTATCAAAAGAAGCTGCTGAAATACTGCAACGCAAAAAGATTGTTTACCTGGCTATGGAAGTGAGAACCGGGAAAACAATTACAGCTCTGCAAACTGCTGAATTATTTGCAGCAAAACAAGTGTTGTTTTTAACAAAAAAGAAAGCCATCCCCAGCATTCAAGCGGATTACGACAACTTTGGATTTACTTATCATTTAACAATTGCTAATGATGAGAATTTACATAATATAACAGGAGAGTTTGATTTAATCATTCACGATGAGCATCACCGATTTGGTGCATTTCCAAAACCAAATGCCACAGCCAAGCTATTTAAAAAAATGTTTGGACATTTGCCGATGATATTCTTATCCGGCACTCCAACTGCTGAAAGCTACAGCCAATGGTATCATCAGTTTTGGGTGAGCAATTATAGTCCATTTGAGCAAGTCAATTTCTATAAATGGGCAAATGATTATGTGAATGTAAAAGTGAAGCATTTAGGTCATGGCAAAGTGAACGATTATACTGATGCAAGGAAAAAAGACTTTTGGCATTTGATACGATATTATATTTTAACTTTTACGCAAGTTGAGGCGGGATTTAGCACTCAAGTAAATGAAAATGTACTCTATTGCGATATGGATGCCATTACTTATAAGATAATTGAAAAGCTAAAAAAAAATTTAGTAGTTCAAAATAAAGAAGGTCAACTCATATTGGCTGATACTTCGGTAAAATTACAGCAAAAATTGCATCAACTCTATTCAGGCACTTGCAAATTTGAAGATGGCACAAGTAAAGTCATTGATTTGAGTAAGGCAATGTTTATCGATAATCATTTTAAAGGTCAAAAAATAGCTATATTCTACAAATTTGTCGAGGAGTTTAATGCACTAAAAAACATTTTTGGCAATAGATTGACAAACGATTTAGAAGAGTTTAACACAACCGATAAAAATATTGCTTTGCAAATTGTAAGTGGCCGAGAAGGTATTAGTTTGGCAAAGGCAAAGTATTTGGTCTATTACAATATTGACTTTAGTGCAGTAAGCTATTGGCAGAGCAGGGATCGGCTCACTACTATGGACAGGAAAGTCAATGATGTTTATTGGATATTTAGCAAAGATGGAATTGAAAGCAAAATTTATGCATCAGTAATTAAGAAAAAAGATTATAACAATGAAACATTTA